GTAATAGATTGTTGCGTGGCGAAAGTGGACCACTTGCATTTACAAATTATATTGATGAACAAGGAAAACAAACCGATTTTTTTGACCCCAAGACAGATTTAGAAAATGGTGAGTTTGTAATTGATGCAACAATTTTTGGCATTCGATTGTCGCCAACAACAATGCCCACATTTTTAATCAGGGCGTTTGAAAATTATTCTGAAATGTTTGGTTTGGATGCAAATTATATGGTGGCGTTAGCACATATAGAATCGAATTTTATTTTGTGGGCATATCCACGTATGTCTCGTTTTAATTCAGCAGCATCTGGCATATCACAATTTTTGCCTTCAACAATACACGATGTTGTTGTGCGTGAAATACAAACACCTCAAAATACGTTTTCACTTGAAGAAAAACTTGCGATTTGTAATGAAGTGGAAGGTAGACGAAATGCTGATGGTATTATTTTGGGAATAGAACCATTTAATCATAGAACCAATTTAGGTAAAAGGAATAGGGCACAAATACATATGAATATCATAAATAACCCACAAATTTCAATTAAAGCACAGTGTGCATATATTTCAAGTATTGCTGCTCGAACCGACAATCTCGCTAGTTCAACATTATTTGGTTATAACAGGGGTCCTGGATATGCCAAACCAAATTACCTTGATAGTATGAATTCAGCAAAAAATGATGCCGGATATCATCTTGAAGGTATTGATTACGTTAATAAAATATTTACGTTAATGAACAATAATTTTGGTTATGAAAATAGGTTGATGATGTCAAACAGGGTTGACAAAGTATTCATTCCTCGTTAAACTAATCCGTTTTTTAATTCGTGTAGTTTGATTATTGATTCGTTGACTGTTTTGGGGTCGTAATCCATTTTATTTATTTTTTCAATAACCAATGTTTTGTTTGTGCCGTGTTCACGCATATCGATGGCTTCCAACAATTTTAAATTTTCGGATTTATATTCTTCAAACAAACGTCTTTTTTCATCATCAGACGATTTAATGAGTTTGATTAATAAATTTTTATCGTCTTCATCTAAATGGTTGAATTTTTCATTAAATTTTCTAACGGCAATTTCGATAATACTATCATTAACACCTTCAATACTTTCGTTAATAACATCACCCCTTTTTTCGCTTGGGGTTTTTATGTGGTTTAAAACATAGGTGAAACTTTCATGTAATACATCAACATTAACTTCGTCATATGGTTTTAATGATTCTACAATAACATTATTAATGTTCTCATACAATTCATTTCTCTTTTCATCGATTTCAATATTTTCATCATAAAATTTTTCAATTTTCTTTCTTTCCTCATTTAATTCATCAATAGTATATGTTTCAAAAAGACCAATTGAATTATCGATGTAACGTGCCGCCAATAAATCGTTATCAATGTGTTTGTTTTCTAGAGAATTAAACACATTAAACTCCAATTCCAATAACGGAGATTCGTTTAAAATTTTAATGAAACTTTGAGAATTTTCTCTAGCTTCGTTAATGTTTTTCTTACCAAAATAAGTTTTCCTTAGTTTGTCGGAAATCATCAAACTTATTGTGCCAATGTTAATATTTTCCATAAAATAAACCCTTTTTATTTAAATATAAATACTATAAAAATCCGTAAACTACAACATTAAGTCTAGTCGTCAACCTCAACATCATCAAAATCCTCTAAATCAAGAGATTGTGTGTTTTTTGTATCATCTTTCAACTTCTCACCCAACAACCCATCGATTTCATTAATCATTTTAGTCGCTCTTAAATTTAGATTATTATTTTTTTCTTCAAGTAATATGGTTGTGGTTTTATCATTTTCTTTTTTATCACCATATACAAGAGTATTTACGTGATTCATATAATTTTCAAGAGACATTCGTTTCGATTTTCTTTCAGAAATCGGGAATTCTGGCGTTTCTGCCGGTGCTCCAGGTGCTGCGCCGGGTGCTTCAGCACCAGGTTCTTCGGCTGGTGGTGCTCCGGGTGGAGCTTCTGCTGGTGCTTCACCTTCTTCACCTTCAGGTGCAATTGGTCTGCCTTCAAGTGGTTCTCCATACATATCGTCAATGTCTTTGAACAAACCAGTTGATTTGATGATAACAGGTGCGTCTTGAAGTTCTTGCTTAACAGCCATCTCCATTTTCTGTTGTTTAAGGTCATCAACAATTTCACCATCACTCATATTAAATACAAGTGATTTAGCTCTTGTGTGTGACATAGCAGCAATACCGCCTTCACTACGTGTTAATTCAGTATATGTTTGTGCTTTTTCTCTAAGAACTTCAGCTTTAACAAGTTCATTCTGCATTGACGGATTGGTAAGAGTTAATGAAAAATCAGACAAATCATCACCACTATAGCCCAACAATTTCAAATGAATCATCGCCATTTTATTGAGTTCTTGAATCATTGCTTGCTGAATTCTATTCACTTTTTTTGTGAAACGAATATCGAATTGTGCTAAATTTTTACCACCACCTGCAGCATCTTGGAATGATAAAAATGGTTTGGGAATACCCAAGCCCATAAATAAATTATCCCTTAAATACTCAATGTCGTGAATGTCCGAAAGATTGGATGCACCAGGCAATGTATCAATACCTGTTTGTACATTTGCGTTTCTTACTGGCAAGAAATAATCTTCATCGTTACCCAAAATATTAAAACGATAATCAATTTGTCCGTCATTGGGATTTGTTTGTTGCGTTTTTTTAAATTTACTCGCAACCTTATATACGTAATCTTCAATATCATCCTCATCAATATTACCAACATCAATTTTAAAAACTTTCTTTTCACCTGCTCTTACGAGCCTGTATGTTAACATAGCATCTTCAGCCATAATTAATTGTCTGAAAACCCTACGTATTTTATTTAACATAGATGAACCATAGGGCAAATATTTGTCATCACCCAACAATCTAAAATGTGCGACTTCAAAAATATTAAATTCATCACCGGTCATTCTTTCTTTAAATCTAATTGTTGGTTTGCCATCTTGTATTCTCTCAAACCTTTCAATTTCATAGTTTACCATTTGTTTTACATGTGTAACACCCTTTTTCTTTTCACCATACATTAAAACAAAGTTATCACCATACTTACAATTTGATACAAATATACCATTTCTAGTATATTCACCGTTTTCATTTTTACTACAAATAGGGAAGTTATGTCTATCATGTTCACCATTCGGCCCAACCACCTCCATACAATAAACATCTTCTAAATTATTTAAAAATTCAACAGAAATAACCTTATGATTTAGTATTGGATAATTACCAATCCTCGTATTTCTAACCTTTTCTGTTTTGACGTATTGTTTATCGTTTTTAATCTCTGGATTAATTATTGAATAATAAGTCACATAATCAAAACCAGTTTTTCTTAATATCATTGAATTAATTGTTCTAGTATTGAGTGATTTATTTAAATCTCTTTTTACGTTATTAATCGATTTAAATATGTTAATAAATTCTTTATCGTTGATGAGTTTTTCACATAATCCTGCTTTAGATAAATATGTATCAGAAGTGATTAAATACGAATCAATTATCTTCAATAATTTGTCATTTATGTTAATCTGCATTAATCCCTTAACCTTAGATTTATAAGTATCGTCAGACCAATGCTTTAACATTGATTTACTTCTAATTTTATTATGTTTGACATGTTGTTCTGAAGAATTGTATTTCTCGAAATCTCTTGGATAAATACCTTTCATCAAATTAGATAAATATTTTTTTCTTTTATTTGACCTTAAATAATTATCAATACCTTTCATTCTTTTTTCAACCACGTCAGGTCGTTTTAATATTTTACTAGCATGTTTACCATGTAGTTTAGAATGGTCAACGTTAGTCATTCTAACTAAATTCGAAGGATGGTTATTCTTTTTATTAAAATCTTTATGATGTGTAACAATTCTATCATCTAATTTATTTTCTTTTACTATATCTCTTAGCAACTCCGTTGATACTAATCTATGTGTAAATTTATGATGATTGGTTGCTGGATTATATACTTTCTCATAACCCTTTAAATATTTACCTTCTTTACTTTCAATAGTGTAGAAAGGCATAAGACTATCATTAGATTTTAAATCAGATGCTTTAACGTATTTACCGTTTCTCAATAGAAACTCATGGTCTGGAGTTGTTTCCACGTATGTATTATCATCCAAATTAACTCTCACTATTTGAGTGTTGGCTCTAGTTAAATCACACCATATAACTTTACCAGGAACAATATTTTTAGTATTATCTTGAATCGAATATGTCCAAATCTCTTTATCTGGATTAGTTTTCAATCTCTCAGATAATTCTTTAATGGTGATTTCAGTTCCATCAAGTAATGGAATCATAGAATCCCATTTAACAGGTGTATTTCTCGTCCAAAAAGGAAGGTTTACATTAACGTTAATAACATCAAAGAAAAATTCATCAAGCAAAGATTTGATTCTTTGTTTGTTAGAATGGATATTTAACATATTACCATTAATACCAATGGTTGTGGATTCTTCCATAAACAAATCCAACGCACTTGAGATAATTGGGTAATATTCCATACCCTCATAATCAATATATGCAGGAAGTCTTGCGGCCTCATATTGTAGTGCTTTTTGAAAACCCCTATCTGTGGTTCTGAAAAATTTATCCTGTAAAAATTTTTGTTGTTGAAATTCAACACCCCTTTTTTGAATTTCTTCGGGGGAAGTGCCTTTAATTAAAACCCTACTTGGTTTTGTATCGGGTGTGGATGGTTCACCTGTTGGATCGGCCATTGCACCCATATTGAAAAATGAATTCAAATCTTGATATACTGTTTCGCCTAGAAAACCTTTTTTTCTTTTTGCCATTACTTTTTATAATTTTTTATAAATACTGAATAAAACGTAAAAAAACACAACATTTTACATAAATACTTTATTTTTTTTATTGCATCCCCAGATTTTTTTTGGTATATTTGCACTATGATTTTAAATAGTAATCTTAATGAATTGGAATCATTTTTGTGTTCAATAAATGCACATCCAAAACATAAACCACTTTTTTTGGCGTTAGCGCAAAATATTTATGACGGCGAAATACCATTACGATGGGGAGAAAGACAAAACGATGTTCGTGATAATCAATTGCCGGGTTTGTTTTCATATGCTTCTTTATCTGAAGTAAAAAGAAATTGTGAAATCAACGGTTTAACTAATGACGAAAAAACGTATTTTTTAAGAAGGTGGTTTATGTCGAAATGTGCTAAATGTGTTGAACATTTATTTTCGCTATTTCCCGAAGTCACACCAAACGAAAACCATCGAGACGGAAATTATGATTTTATCATAAACAATAAACACCCCTTCGATTTAAAAAGTAGTGTAATACCAAAGGAATTTAGAACTACTGATTCTGAAATAAAAGACTTTATACTTAATAAAAATTATGGTGATGGTAAACCACATTGGAACAGACTTATTGATTTTCATTACGAACATCAAAGTACTGGTGTGAGAAACAGAATCCAAAATAGATTGTTTTTAACATACCATTCATTTATTGCTCCAGAAAGAGAATTATTTTTACGAACAAATTGGGAAATGCACTATTACATAATTAAAGACTATCTATCTAACATCACATCAAAACACCCAAATTTTATTAAGTATAATGACGTATATGCCGACATCATTTTTTTCATTGAACAAAAGAATGGTGAAATAACTAAAAAGTTTTGTTATTAAATAATTTATGAAGAAAAAGGTTGATGATGTTAATTGGATTGACATCAGTGAATATTGGAATGATGAGATTGTTACAAATTTGAATTTTGTTGATTTATTTTCGGGTGCTGGTGGAATGAGCAGGGGGTTCGAAATGGCTGGTTTAAAAGGAATTGGTGGTTTGGACTTTTATAAGGAAGCCGTTGAAACACATCGGCATAATTTTAATTATCCCGTTGTTTATGGCGATATTTCATTAAACGAAACCAAGCAAGAATTATATGATATTGTAGAAAATAGCATTGGTTCGGATAAGCTCAACATAATTGCAGGGGGGTTTCCGTGCCAAGGATTTAGTTTGGCGGGTAATAGAGTTGTTGAGGATCCGAGAAATAGAATGTATAAACATATGTTGGATATTGTAAAACACTTACAATCCGATTTTGTTGTTATGGAAAATGTTGTTGGATTAAGGTCGATGCTAGAGGGGAAGGTTGAAGAAAAAATAATTAATGATTTTAAAGACGCTGGTTATGAAATAAACGTTACTGTTTTGTGTGCTGCAGATTATGGTGTTCCGCAAAAAAGATATAGAGTTATTTTCATTGGTAATCGAATTGGTTTAAAAAATTACCACCCCAAACCACTTTTAACTTCTGACGAATACATTACAATTGGTGAAGCAATTGGGGATTTGATGGATTTACCTGAAACCCCGGAAATAAACCACTTAATGGCAAGACACAAACCAGAAACAATTAAAAGAATGGGTGCAGTTAAAGAAGGTGAAAGTTTATATAAAGGATATTCGGATTCTTGGAAAAGAACTCCCTGGAATGAACCCGCACAAACAATAAAAGAGAATCATGGTGGAGTAAACATTCATCCAAAACTTCCAAGAGTTATAACACCGAGAGAAATGGCGAGGTTACAATCATTTCCAGATGATTTTATTTTTAAGGGTTCAAAAAATAAGCAATTTGTTTTGATTGGTAATGCAGTTCCACCACTACTGGCAAAGGCAATTGGTATTTCAGTGATGTTATCATATGAAAAATCTAATTAAACTATCATTTTTTTCCATATAAGTCTTTAAATAACCAGTTATTATCCATATGTTGTTGCAAGCCCGGTGTCATTCTTGGCTGACGAGGGATTAAAGGTTTTTCTTTTTTCCCTTTTTTTCGTTCATATTCTTCAACTTGTTTGGTGGTCATCATTCCATCAATCATCTTTTCGGTAACACCTTTGTCTTGCTTGTATTTTGCCATATCAAACGATGCTGTGTAAATACCACAAGCAAGACCCATAATAGAATCATCGTGGAATGACCTTTTATGGTCGGCAACACGATTACCCGGAACATTAATGAATGTTTTGAGTTCGCTATGAAGTCTTTTTGACCTAATAATAACGTCTTCAAGATGTATTGCCCTTTGCATTTCCAATAAAACACCACCTCTGTTGTTACCAATAAAGAAACCAGGAATTAAATCGACATTAACAACATTGCCATCACCCAATGTTTTTTGACCAAATTTTATGTAACCACTCAACCTATCTCTTGATGGTTTGTGGTTTATTTCAGAATAATGCATATTACCATAACCAATATCAATCATTCTTTCCACTGTTTGTGCTCCATAACCACCAGTAATATCAACAACACAATACGCATTGTTATATTTAATACCATATTGATAAGCTAAATCACCTAATTGTTGTGGTGTGAGTTTACCATAATATTCGGCAACCTGTTCGATTTTATGTTTTGTCTGTTTTATTTTTTTCGTCTTACCATTTTTTTTGATGATTTTATCAACAATCATCTCATTTAACTTCAATATATTTATTGTTGAATAGTCGTCACCGTGTCCAGAAGAAACGTCAATAACAATGATATAATCTTCACCGGGAAGAGGGTCTTCAAATATCCACATATTACCGTCAGTAAATTCCTGTCTTAGTGGATTACGCAATTCAACTTCTTCAATTCTCTTAAGGTATTTTTCACCAATAAAGTTGTCACCCGATCCCAAGAAAGAGCACAAGATTTCTTGTGCAATTTTCTTCACATCACCATTAGCATTTCTAATTTCTTTTTCAAGCCAAGGCGACCAAGGTTCCCATTTTTCATCGTAAAGTTTAATTCTTTTTTCGTTAGACCACCCCTCATCTTCCATTCTGATTTCGTTTTCTCTGCCCTTGTTTTTTATCCAAACCAATCCTTCATTATAACGAGGGTCATTAAACCACCATAATTCAACAGCAATAAACTCATTTTCTCTTTTTCTTGCGCCGTCAAATGTTTTGTAAAATACGGGGTCTAATCCCGATGGTGTTGAAACCATAATTGCACGACCACCAGTTTGAAGTGTTGGTTTGGCTGATGTCCAAAACACATCTGCTTTTTCTGTCCACGCAGTTTCGTCCCAAAATAATAGTGTTGGAGTATAACCCCTTAAACCTCTGCTTGAAAAAGCACCTAATTCGCAATCATTATCATATCTTTTTAATTTTTGAGTGTCTTTGTATTTACCGCCGTCTTTTGGTTTACCTGTTTTTGGCTTCATCCAATTAGGGCAACTTTCAATAAAATCAACAACATCTGACATCAATTCATCACGTGCAGTATCCAACTTATCAGCAACAATCGCAACACTTCTGTTTTTATTGAACATAACATACCAAGCAATATACGCACAAGTTGTGGTTGAAATACCTGCTTGTCGATATTTATTGGCAACAACAAACCTATTGCCTCTATATATATCAATTAATCTTTTTTGGTCTTCGAATAAAATAAATGGTACGATTTCACCATCTTCACCTTTGGTTTGGTCAAATATTCTTAAATATGTTTGAATAAAATAAATGGGGTCTGTGGCACAACGCAAATATTCTTCTTCTTGTTCATAAACCGTTAATTCGCTGACATACTTTTTTGTTCTATCATCAAGTGTGATAATGGGATTATAACCCTTATACTTCTTTTTTTTTAGTTTCGCCTTATCCCTTAATTCCTTTTTTTGTTTTTCTCGTTTTCTATCAATTGGAATTGCCGGATTGTGTTCGGGTTTGTTGTCTTCTTTTTTGGCTTTTATGTTTTTTGGCGTTGTCGACATATTAAATTTCTATTGCAGATGCTTCAATAAACTGATTGTTTTTTAAAACAAACTTTCTTTCATATAATAAATCTTTGATTTGTTTAAGTGTCATACCGTAATGAAATACCAACAATGGGTCTTCATCATCTTCATCATTTGAAAACAATTCTTCATATCCATCGTCATCATCATCAAAACCATAATCATCATTATCGCTTTCTATTTCATATGCTAATGCGTGAATTGTGTGATAACCGTGCAAATATTCCCTATCAACGGCCTCATGTAAACAAAACAAATCAAATTTATTTGTTTTTAAAGTAACCACTAAATCAACATAATCTTCGTCTGGGGGTTCGGCATTATTACTTGCAGGAGAAATATCCCAAGCCCAATTTTTTATGTCAATGTTGGTTTCGTCTTTGGAAAAAATGAATTCAAAAATACCATTTCTTCTTGAATCATAACCAACCTTTAAAATGTATATTAACTTTAAATTATCTTCCATTATAATTTTTTATATAAATACTTTTATAAAAAAAAGTAAATTTTTTTGAAAAATGTTTGTTTTTTTATAAAAAATGTGTACATTTGCAAAAGTATTTAGTATTTATAAACCGAGAAGACATTGAAAAATGAAAAACTTTAACTCAAATATCACGAATACCGTATCGACATCAAGTCGCAATGGGAATGGTATATTCTGCATTATTTTTGGTAGAATTACTATGTGGTTGGGTTAATATGTTTTCAAAATAGATATTTTAAATTGAAACCCGGCCACAAAAAATGGTCGGGTTTTTTTATGTTCTTTGACATCTTGGGAATTTTATATGTACAAGTAGGCTTGCCAGAGTGGTCGAATGGATTGGTCTGCAAAACCAATTGCTTATGCACACGTGAGTTCGAATCTCACAGCCTACTCTACAAGCATCTGTAGCTCAATTGGTTAGAGCGTTTGCCTGTTAAGCAAGGGGTTATTGGTTCAAGTCCAGTCAGGTGCGCAAAGTAATTGTTTGCGAAAAGTATCGAAATCCGGTACTTATCGCAAATAAAAACTAACATAGGGTCGTATCCCCTCTGCCTGATAAGCAGTTGAAAGGGTAATTGGTTACATGAGGGTTCAATTCCCTTCTTCCCTACAACAATTAATTTGGAGGTAATCTGGCTGGATGAAGAGCGATTCTTGAAAAATCGTAGCGGCTAATAACCGTTGTGGGTTCGAGTCCTACTGCCTCCGCAATTTATTGTTTCGAGTAC